CCTAAGTTAGTGGATAAAATAAAGAAAGAAGAATGAAAATAATAATCAGTGATCCTGGAGATGAACAGGAGAGCATAATAATACAAATATGAAAAGTAAAGATGAAATTCAAGAAGAAAAAGAGTATTGGAAAAAGAAAGACCTAGAATTTGAAGAATACTCTGCTAGAATATCAAAAATAATGTGGAGAGGTATTGGAGTATTTGGATTAATAGTCTTTGTAGCAGTACTTATATGGGGAATAGTTAATAAATAATTAATTTAATACTTATAAAATGGATAAAAGGCAAAAAATTCAAGAAGAAGCACTAGCAGCTTGGCTTAATGCCAATCAAAGAGGGACTCTTGAACTTATTACAGGATTAGGGAAAACTAAGATAGCACTAGATGCTATTAAACTATTGCCTATAAATGCTAAGATATTATTCTTAGCAGAGCAGACAGACAGAGAAACTGATTTAAAGGCTGAACAAATAAAATGGAATGTGCTTCAGCATAAGGTACATTTTGCCTGTTATCAATCTGCATGGAAATGGAAAGATACTGAGTGGGATTTAGTCATAGCTGACGAAATTCACGATAGTCTTACCCAACAGTATAGTAAATTCTATCGTAACAATAAGTTTACTCGAATTATGGGGCTATCAGCTACTGTAGACCGTAGAGCTATGGTTAACGAAGAAGAAGCTTTACTAAAAGGACACTTACTTGATGAACTTTGCCCAGTAGTATATACTTATACTATGGACGAGGGGCAAACAGATGGTACATCAAGAAAACTAGATGTATATGTCATTACTCATTATTTAAATAATACTGAAGTAATTGTTCCAGGAGGTAGTAAAGAAAAACCTTTTCTACAAACTGAACAAGCGGCATATGATTATCGAGATCAGTTATTTCGTAATTCTTTGCATTTGCCAGAAGGCATTAAACAATTTAAGATTAGAACTACATCAGCAGCTAGAGCTAAATTATTATATGAACTACCATCAAAAGTTATAGCTACTAAGAAGCTTATACCTAAACTATCTGGTAAGACTATAATATTTGGTAATAGTATAGATGCATTAGAAAAAATTACAAATAATGTAGTTAGTTCTAGAAATTCTGATGTTCGTAATACTGAATTAAGAAAAAGTTTCGATGCGGGTAGAATTAATGTTATAGCTTCTTTTAAGAAGTTAAAGCAAGGCGCTAACCTCAAAGGACTTGATAATGTTATTATCCATTCTTATTACGGTAAAACTAAAGATTTAATTCAGAGAATTGGTAGACTAAGGCAAAATGGGGAAATAGGTAAAGTATTTATTTTTGTAACATCAAGAACTCAAGAAATTAAATGGTTCGAAGGTATGTTTGAAAATATATCTATTACTAAAATACCTTGTAACAATGTAGAAGACTGCATTATTAAACTTAATTAATATGTATCCAGCTAAAAAGAAAGAAATAAGTCAATATGTTATCCATGATATGGAAATTATACATAAATATCTTAATTTAGAATTTGGCTTTAACATATTAGATGGGGGTAGAAAAAGGATTTTTGTAGATGCTAGAAGAGTATTTGTACAAATCCTACAAGCTAAGTATAATTTTAAAGCGGGTAAAGCATATAAACTACTTACATTACAAGATGTAGCAGATTATATGAATTATCCTAATCATTCTTCTATAATATGGCTACTAAGAAATTGGGATACTTTTATTTCTTGGGAGCCTAGATACCAAGAAATTTATGCTAAAATTCTTAGAAAAGTAGAAGATAATTATAATATTAAAAGAAATAGTTTGTTAGACCAAAAAAAAGTACTTGAAAATGATTTACTTCTTATTAATTTACAATTAAAACAATTAGAAAGTGAGCAAGAAGAGAGTAATAGTCAAAACTCCTAAAGGAGATTTTGAAGTAGATAAGTATATTAAAATGATTCAAAAGGAGGAAAAAGAACTAGAAGAACTACATATAATAGAAAAATACAATAGAGAGCAAGAATTAATAAAAAATTCAGGCATAAATCCATTGTTAATTAACTGTTAAGTATTATATTTGGTTCCCCCCGGCTGGAGGCACAATTAAATTTATTAGCAAATGGAGTTAGACATTAAATTATTAGTGGAGAATAAACTGACCCCTAATTCTTACGTTTATTTATACTACTTAGTTAACGATATGATATGCCCAATACCCTTACCGTCAGTGAGTCTGACGAATTTGGAGAATAGAAAGTATATCAAAATATTAAGCGGTAGGCAAATAGCTAGACGTAAGGCTAGGGTATTAATAGATCCTGAGTATGTTTATGCAGAACCAGTTGAAATAGTAGAAAACTGGATAGAGGAATGGAGAGAACTATTTCCTGCAGGAGTAAAAACAGGAGGCTATTATGTAAGGGGAAGTAAGGCAGGTTGTCTTAAAAAAATGAAATCATTTTTAAAACTAAATAAAAAAGTAACTAAAAATCAAATTATGTCAGCTACTAAGCTGTATATAAATGAAAGTAGGTCTCGAAGATATAGTTATATGAAAATGGCGGATTATTTTATAAATAAAGATGGCACTTCTATGCTAGAATCTTACTTAGAACAAGCCCAAAGTAAAAACATCATAGAATTTGACGCTACTACTAATAATATGGCAGATGATATTTGATGATGTATTAGCTAGTATCCAAAAAGGACAAGAAGGTCTTAATAAAGGATTACCAATGGGATTTGAACGATTAGTCGATTTTATTCCAGGTATTCAACAAGGGACTTATTATCTTATAGGAGGAGAAACAGGCAGTGGTAAGACAGCATTTACAGATGATGCATTCTTATATAACCCATACGATTGGTTTAAGGCTAATAAAGATAGCGGTATTGATCTTAAAGTGTTTTATTGGTCTTTAGAGATTGATAAGCAAATAAAGATGACTAAAGCTATTTGTAGGAAGCTTTACTTAGATTATAGTATGGTAACAGATGTAAACTATGTATTATCCAGAGGTAAAAATCGTATAAGCTCAGAAGTTTACGAAGCAGTTTGTGGAGTAAGAGATTATTTCGAAGAAATGGAAGATGTATTAACCATAATAGATGGTAGTTCTCATCCTACGGCAATTAATAAGTTTATGATGGCTCACGCTAAATCTTACGGAGATATAATAAGTAAAAAAGTAAATAATGGTCAGGAAGATATTAAAATATTTGATAAATATATACCATATAATCCTAATCAGTATGTTCTTATTATTATAGATCACATTTCTCTAATGAAAAGAGAACGGAATTTTAACGTGAAAGACAACATAGACAAAATGAGTGAATACTTAATCCCTTTAAGAAATAACTTTAACTACATACCAGTAGTGGTACAACAACTTAACAGGTCCAATACACAGGCCGATAGATTTAAGTTAGATATGGTAGAACCAAAGTTAAGTGATTTTAAGGATTCAGGAAATACTCAGCAAGATGCCAATGTAATAATGTCTTTGTTTAGTCCACGAAGACATGAATTAGAAGATTTTAGAGGCTATGATATTAAGAAATTGAGGGATAGATTTAGGTCTGTCAGTATATTGAAAAATAGAGATGGAGCAGCTGATGTTAGAATAGGACTGCAGTTTGTTGGTGAAGTAGGGTATTTTCAAGAAATACCTAAAGCTTCAGAAATGAACGATGAATTATATAGAAAAATTGTTAATCTTGAAAATTATAAAAAATGAGTGAACTAATAGGCATTGTAGGAGAAAGTGGTACAGGGAAATCCACAGCGTGTAGAACGCTAAATCCTAAAAAAACAGCAATTATAAATTGTATAGGCAAACCTTTACCCATTAAAGGGTGGAAAAAAAACTATACCCCCTTTACAGGAGCAGAAGGTAATTATTATGCTTCTGATGATTCTAAGAAAATCATGAATTTTATGCAAAAGATATCTGATGATAGACCAGAAATAACTGAATTAGTTATTGATGATTGGCAGTACACTATGTCTAATGAATTTATGAGAAGAAGCTCAGAGAAAGGCTTTGAAAAGTTTACTGAGATAGGTAAGCATGCTTGGGAAATTCTTAATAAAGGAAAGGCTTTAAGAGAAGACCTCAAAGTACATATCTTAACACATTCAGATACTGTACCAGGAGAGTTTGGAGGTAAGCCAACTATCAAAATTAAGACAATAGGTAAACTATTGGATGATAAAATTAATCCTGCTGGATTATTTACTATTCTATTATTTACTGATGTACATAAAAAAGCCGATGGTATTATGGATTATAGGTTTGTCACTAATAATGACGGAACTTATCCTGCTAAATCACCAATGGGAATGTTTGAAGATACTTATATCTCTAATGATTTAGGAGCAGTATCAGCAGCAGTAGACGAATTTTACAATTAAATCACTAACTATTATATATTATTAATCAATAACTTAATTAAAAATGGAATTTAACACAAAAGGACACGAGGTAGAAGAGAAATCATTTGTATCTAAATATTTAACACCAGGTATACATGAAGCAAAAATTCAAAAAATTGAATTTACAGAATCTAATGGAGGAACAGAAGGTCTTCTAGTAGTACTAGAAGGTAAACCTGATGCTGATTTAGACGGTAACGGCAAAACTGCTGATACTAAATGGTGGATGTCAACTAATGCATGGCCTTATACAAAGGACAGATTAGTTATTATGGCTGACAAATTAGGAGTACGTGATGCTCTTGATGCTATTAATGCTGGAACTGCTGCAGAGTATGCAGTAGCTCTTAATACAATTTTCGGAGGTAAAGCCGCAAGGTGGAAATTATCAGGGGAAGAAATTGAAGGAAAAGAAGGTAAAAATAATTGGTTTAAAGCTGGAATAGCTGGATACGGATTTGTAGAACCTATGTCTATTACTGCGGAAGCTTCAAAATTAAAATTTGATGATTCCAACAAGTATGATATGAAGCGATTAGCTCCATCAGACACAAGTTCTCCTTTTAAAGAAGAGTCAGGTATAAGCGAAGATACCTGGTCCTAGTATGTTCAACACGAGGGGTCATATAAATATAGACCAAGATCTAACTTTAGCAAACATAATGATGTTAGTTACAAATTATGATTTGTTTAAACATTATATTCCCTCATTTAAGAAGGTAAGTAAACCATTTTGCTCAGAACTCAGGGAGGATAAACGTCCTTCCTGTGTTGTAGCGAAAATGCCTTCCGGTATGTTGATATACAAAGACTTCTCTACTGGAGATAAATATACTCCCGTTAGATATATACAAGATAAATTCGGTATAAGTTATAATAAAGCCTTAAAAACAATAGCTAGTGATTTTAAGCTAAGGCATAAAAATAATTTAGAAGAATTATTATCTCGTAAAAAGACTATAATAGAGAAGATGGATCAAATACCTTCCTCAAATTATGATATTAAAATAAGCTCTATACCCTATACACGAAATGGACTAATGTACTGGCAAGAGTATGGGATATCTGCATTAACTCTAGAGAAATTTGGAGTTAAGCAGATATCTCATTTTAATATTGAAAGTGTGCAATACCCTATAACTAAAGAAATAGCTTTTGCTTACTGCTTCGGCAATTATAAATATAAGTTATTACGTCCTAAGCAGGACAGGGCGAGGAAATGGCGTAGTAATGCTACCCCAGATATTGTACAAGGTAAGCGGCAATTAGCTTCTAATGGGGAATTATTAATTATAACTAAATCTTTAAAGGATGTAATGGTCCTTCACGAGTTAGGTTATAATTCAATAGCACCACAATCTGAGAATACTGAGTTGCCAGAGAAGGCAATTCCCTGGCTGAAGGATAGATGGGACAACATTGTCATATATTATGATAATGATGAAGCAGGAATCCGAGCAGCAAAGAGGTATTCAGAGAAATGGGGAGTTTCTTATGTGCATAATGATATGGATAAGCCTAAAGATATTTCTGACTATTATAAGAAATATGGTAAGGCGAGTGTTATAGAATTATTGCAGATATTATTCACTACGTAAATAGATTACGATGAAGGGAAGTATTTTTATTCCTGGTAACGCTCCGTCATTAAAGAACAGTAAAATTAAAACAGCTAGAGGAATTTTCCCAAGTAAAACGGTAATGAAGTACCTACGATCGCTAGGAATACAAAGGTATTCTGTTAGTAAGAAAGAGGTAAAGGGTTTTAAGACCAGACCAAACTTGTTTGAAAATTTACGCTCTGATTGGCTTAAACTGTTAGGTGAAGGACGACCAGACCCTATTGTAGTGGGGATACATTTTGTAAGAGGAAGCCGTCATAGGTTTGACTTTCATAATGCTACACAAATTATAGCTGACCTTATGGTAGCACATGACTTCATCTCTGATGATGACATGGACAGCTTTATACCAATGCCACTAAAGGCTAAAGGCAAATGGTATAGTTACAACAAAGAATGCCCGGGAGTGTACATCTCGGTTTTAAACAAATGATCATTTATTTATTAATTAATTAAAATCAATTACATCATGTCTAGAAAAATAACAATCTATTCAACAAAGACCAAAGCTACTCAGGAGATAACAACTCCAGTAACTACTTGGGGAGAATTAAAGCCATTAGTAAACTCAGAAATGGGTGTTGGTAGTGCAAAATGTATGGTTAGAGAAACCAGAAATACATTAGAGAACAATGAAGCTGTGCTTCCTACAGGGGATTTCATAGTATTTGTATATCCTGAAAAAGTAAAATCAGGAAATGAAAAAATAGAAGGAGATGCTTATGCATCTTTTTCTGATGCTAAATTAAGACAAGCTTGTAATAGAAAGTCTTTAGTTAGTAATGGAAAAGCTCATGTTTTGAGAAGTAAGCTACGTGCTTATGATAAAAGACATGGGTTTGTAGGTATGGATAAACAACATCTTAAAGTTAAGAGTGGGTCTAGACCTACTACTATTAGAACTTCTACTGAGCGACAAATAGCTGAACAAGCTCCAAGGTCTACTAATAATATACAGCCTGTAGAAATGCCTAATTATGCTGCAGAAGCAGAAATTATGGATAATGATATCAATTCTACAGCAGAGCCTTTAATTGCTAATATGGATATAAATATCAGAGATGTTGTCAAAGTTATGCGTAATAAGTTTCTTAACATGTTTGATGAGCTTATAGCAGACATTGATAGTGGAGATATCAAAAGAGATGTAGATGTCCTTAATGCGGAAGCAAGCAGTA